GGACACAACATTACAAGCTTTTGTAGTGCTTGTTCTAATGCTTCTGGGCTACCTTTTGTAGCTTTTTTACCCACTAAATCTCCTTTTTAAAAGTTAATTTTAGTGTTCGTTGTTAATTGGAAATAAGGTGTTTTGAAAGCCTCACCTTTTCATTTTAGGCTTAGGAATACGTATGTATTGTGAATATAAAAATATTTGATCTATGTCAAATATTATATTGCAAGAAAAAAAGGGCCAGTCTCCCGGCCCTTTTCTCAACCCCAGATTAAAGGTTAACCATCCAACCTGCAGGTCTACTTACCATTCAAGAGCTTCTTACCTTGAGATAGCAAATTCTCTTTCATTGATTGATAACTCTTACCCTCTTTTTTAGCTATCTTCTTTACTTCTTCATCAACTAATTTAGCGATCATACTTCCAGGTCTTCTAAAACCTGCCTTTCCCATCGCTCTTATTAGAATGTATGATTCAATATCAACCGCACAAGATTTCCATTTAGTGATATCCATTGTGTCTCCTTATTCTTCGGTATATTGTCTAGTATCAAAGAAATCAAGAAGATTAATTCTTCTATTGGGCTTTAAACCAGAGTTATATATTTTCTGAAAAATTTGAATATAATCACGTGCTGATGTTCCAGTCATCAACCATGCTGATTTAGTTTTAATAGCATTTTTAAATCTATCGTAACTAAACTCCGGGTGTCTATCTGCTATAATATAAGCAGTTACCATTTGTCTCTTAACTCTTCTATTAGTATTATCCATACCAAGAAGATATTTTTTAAGAGCCATTAATTGATCACCTATTCTATCACAATGTGAAATTCCACCTGCAGGAATTTTAAATTCCCCTTGTTTGAATTGATCGTGAATCGTTCTCCATTTTGAGGTTATCTTCAACAATAAAATTATTGTTTCAGACACAGGTAGACCATACTGTTGCATTTTAGATTTACAAATTTTGTAATCCATTTTGCCTCTAGAACAATGGTGATGTAAAAAATGTTCCATCGACCAATTTTTTCTACCTTGGTTAAGTCTTGCTACATCAAGCGGATCATCAGAATTAATTATGATGTAAGGAACAAGTAAACCTAATTCCTTTCTCGCTTGTAATGTATGTTGACCATCCACTACCTCTTTATTTTGATTTACACGTATAGGATCCATTAGATCTTTATCAGCAATTAATTTTTTTAATTGCTTAACGTGTGCTTCATCCACAGGTCTATTGCCTCGGACTTTTTTGAATATAGAGTAATCTCTAGTTTCAAAAAATTTATTATTTACTGCTCTTGCCATCTTTTCCCTCCTTGGTTAAAACAAGATTGTGTATACCAGTAATCCAAAAATTGCTAATACAAGTTTTGCTGGTAATACTATTAATAAAAGTAAGAATAAAAAACTAATGATCTGGTTGCTCATCCTTACCTTTCAAGTGGTCTGCGACTAGTCTATTTGCGATCTCTTCGTTGATTGGGTAAATAGGCATGTCCTCAAATTTCATTGAGCACTGTTGAAGTTGCTTCATTGCCTTTTGCCATTCGTGATCGGAATATTCTACCATTTCACCACTTATATTATTCATCGGAACTTCAGATAAAATTTTATTCATTTCATCTATCCATTCCAAGAATACTGTTGACGATGATTTAGTTTTTGGATTTTGGCTCATCATACCTCCACAAATTAAATTTAGAAATGATTTCATTTAAACCATTATGAAATTTAATTTTACCATTAAGTATATCTTTACATCTGAGAGTTTCATAAACTTCATTATTGACCACCAGTTGTAGTTCTTTAGTTGACTCATTAAATTCAACTGAAAAGATATGAGTCATAGCAACGCTCTTAGGTTTAATTTCCCAATCGGGTTTTAAAACCAAAGCTTCGCCTATCTTCTCAGTGATTAACTGCTTTTCTTGTACAGTTATCGCTTCTTCTTTTCCATCTGTTTTCATGGTATCCTCTTTGTTGTTATTATTTTTAAAAAACATGAACTGTATATAAACATTTTCGTGGGATATGCAAGGAAAAAATACAATAGGATAATATAGGATTTTATGACAAAATTTGTATTAATTATGTATCTTTGTAGCACAATCACAGGAATGTGCCCATTTAGTTCCATTCCAGGATATACGTTCGATAATCATTATGACTGCGTAGTGACAGGTTATAGAGTGGCCCATAATACTTTTAAAGGGCTAGAACAGACAGAAGAAATAGATAGGAAACACGTAGAACGTGAAAAATTAGTAATAAAATTTGAATGTAAGCCCGTAAACCTACCAAAACCGCCAAAATTAATAATTCCCTCACCTAAACCAAAAGTGTCCACATAGTTGCAATGTGCACTTATTTTGATATATAATACTACATGAAGCTTTATCGCATCCAAGCAAGATACAAAAATATGTATCTTAATAAGATAATAGAGGCGGAGAGCGATAGGGCTGCTCTTGACAAATTTGCTACAGAAGTAGAATCAGGGGCAATAGAAGGAACCGATGAAGGGTTCTACGAACCCTACAAAGTGTTTCTTACATTTGAGGAGGTTGATAAAAAAGATGTCAACGTTACAACAAGTAGTTCAGGACAAACTGAACTTGGAACACAAATGGGCGAAGCAAGCTGCTGAAGGTCATGAAGAAGAAATGAAATGGACTGCAATAAGAATAGGTGACCTAAAGAAGCAAATAGACAATGCTGTTGAACAAAGTAAAAAGTTTAGCATAGCAAGTTAAGTAGCCCAAAAAATTAATTTTTTCCTTAAGGATAGTGCGCTCTAAATTTTCCGAAAAAACATTTTTTTAATTTTATACACATTGGTACTACTAAATAATTTTTTTAGAAAAATTGTTTTACTAACTTCTGGAGGATTTCAAAAAAGTGCTCATGTTATAATAGGTTATAAAAAAAACAAGGAGAGCATATGACGTTTGAATGGAAACACCCAAACCACTACAAAGAACTAAGAAAAATTCGGGAAGAATTTATTAAAGACCAGCAGCCCGAAGATGAAAAAGATTTATTTGAGGAGGACAAACAGGACAGTCAGAAATAATTTTACGTTTTTCTGAAGCATCGTACCAAGTTTCTATTTGTCCGGTGTCCTTACACCTTTTACAAACTATATCTTTACTCTTTTGCTTCGCCCCAACTTCTTCCGAGTGCAACGTCAACCTTGAAGGGTACTTTGAGATTTTCAATGGCATTTTCCATTACCTCCTTCACTCCCACTATATCACTTTCGTCATTTATAGAAAAGCACAATTCATCATGAATTTGTAGGATGGGTTGATATTCCTGTTTATAACAATTTATCATAGCTTGTTTAGTCTGATCTGCTGCTGATCCTTGGATTAATCTATTTAAAGCCTTATAAGTAAAGGCTCTTCTTATATTATTTCCATAAATTGCCTTAGCCTCTTCATATTGCATTGCCTTATTCATTCCGAAGGTAGCAGGCTCCCACATGTCAAATCGGCATTTACGACCCCTTATTGTTCGAATAAAGCCATATTTTGAAGCAGAATTAGTGACTTCTGTAGTTAATCTTTTAACAAATGGGACTCTAGAATTGTATTGATTTAAAAGGGCTTCTGCCTTGTCTTTAGAAATACCCAATTCTCTAGCTAATTTAGCTTTACCCATACCATAGAATAAACCAAGGTTAATTGTTTTAGCATGAGTTCTACTTATTTCTGCCATATCTGCCACGATTTGGTGGAAATCGGCAGCTTCATTTTTATAAGCATCTATAAATTCATCTGCTCCTGTAAATTGTTGATCAACACTTGCAGCATAATGAGCTACAAGTCTAGGCTCCTGTTGGCTGTAATCAAAAGAACCCCATTGTTTACCTTCTTCAGGTAAAAATAAACTTCTAATTTTATCTCCGTATTCTTTGTTTCTTGCTGGAATTTGTTGTAAATTAGGATTTGAATATGAAAGTCTTCCAGAAACAGTTCCACCTTGATCAGATCTTAATTGATTTATTTCAGAATGTATTCTGCCTTTGTGAGCATAACGTTGAATTGAGTCTATAAATGTGGAATGGAATTTATTTATTTCTCTTGCTTGTCTTATTAGTTGCGCTATCGGGTTATCACAGTTTACTAACCAATTTTGGGTAAAGCTAGGCTCATCACTTTTCGGTGTCCGTGGGTAGTCAACACCTATTCTATCAAACACCTGCGCTACAGATCTTGCAGCCCAAATGTCCACATTTAAACTGGTTTCTTTTTTAATTTTATTTAATACCTCAGACTCTTTACTTTTAAATTCTTTTTTAAGAAGTGAAGCTTTCTCTTCGTCAACTCTTATTCCTCTCATTCTAGTATCTATTAAAATAGGTAGCAGCTCCATCTCCATTTCCCACACATCATTTAAACTTTGTTTAGAAATTTCTGTTTTAAAACGCTGCCATAAACGTAAAGTTAGACCTGCGTCTTGTTCAGCATAGAATCCTACATAACCTGCGGGTAGTTTCCATAAGTCTGCTTTAGGATCAATTCCCCATTCTTTTGCTTTTTCATTTAAAAAAGTTTCATTTTTAATTTCACCAAGATAATCTTTAGCACAAGAATTTAATGCAAAACTAAATCTATTTTCATTAATCAAAGCTGCTGCAATCATTGTATCTACAATTGGTCCATTAATATTAAAACCATTTATCTTTAACCAACCGACATCATAACTTGCATTGTGAAAAATTTTAGTTGCAGGAGTGTTAAGTATGTCTTGCATCCATGCAGTAGTAATCGCAAGATCCATATTACCACCTGCGTCATGTTGAATTGGAAAATACCATTGCTGATCAAAGGCAGCTACTGCAAAACCAACTATAGCACCATCAAAAGTTGCCCAACCTGGGCCTTTTGTTTTAATATTTGGATCTTTGGTTTCTAGGTCAATTGCTATTTCTTTTGCTTGAGATAAATCTGGATACTCCGGGGGGCAGACCCAATCACTGTCGTTGTATATAAAATTTAATTGATGTGTCATTCATTACTCCATAGTAGATTAAAAGCTACGGATACTCTTTCAACATTAGATTTAAAAGGGCACACCATATGTAATATGTTATGAGGAAAAATATATAAAGAACCCTTTTTAGGAAAAAATTGGTGGCTTGTAATATAATTTGGAACTTTTGTTCCTACTGTAAATTCTATTTGACCAGGTTTTATACCCTTAGCAACACTTGCTTCAGCTTCTTTCTCTAATTCTTTCGGCACACTTAAATATATAACTCCTGAAAAATTGCAGTCAGAGTGTGTATGTAAAGGATTAAAATCTCCACTTTGCATATAATTTACCCATGCTACTGATATAGTTAAATTTCTTTGTTCATTGTATCCATAATAATGATTTAATATTACTTTATATTGATCCACATTAAATTGAATTATTTCTTGCAACTTAGTTGCATTAATTTCATATTCATGATCTAAATGTCCAGCTAACTTATCTCTTATATTTAAATTTTTGTTTTTTTCACAAAATTCTTTTATTTTTTCTACTTTGTCTTCTTCTACAGACGTTTCCACTAAACATGGACCAAAAGGTTTTATAATTGCATCTGGCATTAATTACTTATCACTATAATAAAAATTTCCTGAAAAAGTTACACGATAATCATCACTTGAATAAAAAGGATAAACACAATGATTTACATTTGACAAAAACAAAAGACCTTTACCAACCCAACCAGCGTCAGCAAAACAATCAATTGTATCAATTGGTTCTTTAAAATCATTCGATAATTTAATAAACTGCAAAACACCAGACTTATTTTTTCTAGCTTTTACGCCTGGGCTTACCTTATGTTCGTCTTTAATCCAGTAAGGTATTCGTCCAAAAATTACAAAACTAACAATACCTGCGTGATTGTGGATTGGATTAAACTCATGTTTAGCTTGGTAATTAACCCATAATTCTCTTAAACGAATATCCTTTTTTGTGTCATTCCAATTGTATGAGTAAACTCTTTCCTCTAAAGGTTTGTGTTCTGCAATTTTATTTTTTAAAAAATTTTCAAGAAGATATGTATACTTACTTAAATCGATTTCTTTTCTAATATTACCTGCAAGTCTTTCATTCATAGGTGTTTGCTCAGCATCTGCAATATTTAAAAGCTGTGCCAATTTTGGCATGGGTACATTAAATTCAAATATCATTTATTTTTTTTCTCATCCTTCATTTTTAAAATTTCAAGATCACAATAATGTTTTATCTTTTCTAAATCTTCTATTTTATTTTTGTAAATATATCTACAAACATATTTTACAACGTTTCCTTGAAAAAAACTAAGATTGTTTTTCGAAATAAATTCGTATGGTTGAATTGTAAAATGTTTATAGTGGCTTCCTCCCACCTGCTTCTCCTGCGGGAAGGCATCATTAAACATATCTTTATTGGTCATAGTTCGCCTCATATTGTTTAAAATATTTTCCTAATGGAAAATTATATTGATGATAGGTGCCTAATAAATGAAGAGTTTGCTTAGATCTTGTGGCACCTGTGTACCAGACTCTCAGCTCTTTAACTTTTTCCTCTAGATTTTTCTTTTCAAAATGTGAAGGAAAATTACATTTACTGGCTAAGACTACATTGTCAGCTTCCCCACCTTTAACTTGATGTATCGTATCAATAGTAATTTTAGGTGGTTGCGTAAGATCTACACCTTCTTTCGTTAATTTAGCAAAATATTGTTTGTCTTTATCTTTAAATTTTCTTTTAAATACTTGATTCCATGGACCTTTTTCATCACGCATACCACACCTTAAATGTAATTCTTCAAATGTAAACATTTGATTAGGATGTGCAAAACTCCATTTTTTACTATCATGTGTCCGGTATCCATGGTCTATATTTAATAAATACTCGTACATTATGCAAGCTTCTTCTCTAGTAATAGAACCTCCTTCACAAATCTTATTCCAATATTCAATAGCTAAAAATTGCCCAGGATCAAATGATTTATTACCTTTTACA